CATACCCGATTCGTGAAGGACGGGATAGTCGGGACGGATGGGAATATCTTGCCCACCTACTACGATTGCTTCAGTGGGGCTTCGTCAATCATGTTCCGAATGCTCGAAACCAATTCGATCTCCCCACGATTCTACCTGTCTGGATACCTCAAGTACAAGCAAAATGACGGGGGTAATGGATTGACCGTTGGGGTGGTCGAGAGTACATACCGAAAATTTATTCAACATCTTCGGTATTGAAATTGACAAGAATTGAATAGGAACCCATATTTACAACCAGTGCATAGGCACTTTTACAACCAAATACCAAAGGATACAATATGTCTGGATACCAATTCCGTGGAAAGGTCAATATGCAGTCCGCTCTCAACAAGAGCAAGGGTGGATTCGACCAAGACCCCAATCGCTTCACTTGGAAGATGGGCGACAAGGGAACCTTCACCGCAATCATGCGTTTTCTCCCCGCTCCCGACAATGATGTTGGGTTCGTGAAGACCATGTGGCACAAGTTCAAGGATCGCAACGGGCGTGACATCAATCTCGCCTGTCCGAAGATGGCGGGACAACCCTGTCCGATCTGTTCCTATGTGAATGCCTTGTTCGAGAAGGGAGACGAACAATCCAAGAAGATCGGTTCTTCCATGAACTCCCAGAAGAACTACTTTGCCAATGCGCTCATCAAGCGCAACGAGTCCAATCCAGAGACCGTTGGCAAGGTGATGATCGTCCGCTACACCAAGGAAATCAACACCATCATCACTTCGGCTCTCGAAGGCGACAAGGATGCGGGTGTCGCACCGATCAATGTGTTCGACTACATGGGTGGTGCTGACTTCGTGTTCAAGGCAATCCAGAAGGGCGAATGGCCTACCTATGTCAATTCCAAATTCGAGGGCGTGTCCCCGATGACGGAAGAAGATGCCATTCGTTGCGACAAGAGCCTACACGATCTGACTCCCTTGTTGGACGATTCCAAGTCCAAGATCAAGCCCCTCAAGGACATCCTTGACATCGTTCGCAAGGCCACTGGAAAAGACCTGTCCGACTATGTGGATTCCCGCACTGTCGTTGATGAGTCTTCCAATGCGTCCGATGGCTCCGAATTCAGCGATGATGGCTCTTCTGACACCGAAACGGGTGCTTCCACTACCGAAGCATCCACCAAGGAAACTGCGCCTTCTAGCGCATCCGAAACGCCCACGGAAGCCCCTTCCTCCAAGAAGGCAGACGCACCGAAGGCAGACGCACCGAAAGCCGACAAGAAGCCTTCTGCGAACCAGAAGAAGGATGCTGGTTTTTGGGGTGACTTCGACAAGGATTGATCGGTTCCCCTCCCGATCAACTGGTGGCTAGATGATGTAATGGTAGCATCCTGTCCTTGGGATGGGTGTGGGGGTTCGACTCCCCTTCTAGCTCTTAATGGATTATCGTATTGTCTCCATAGCAAAGCGCACTCTTGTCTCGATACTGCATTCCAACGGAATACGGTTCTCCGAGACGATTGACACCATCAATCTGCGTTGCCCCCATTGTGGCGATAGCCGTCAATCCCGTGGAAAGAAGCGGGGGTTCTTCGTATTCAAGAACAGCGAAACTACGGGGTGGATGTTTTATTACAAATGCCAGAATGGTGGATGTGAATTCAATCAAGCAATTGGTATTCAACGATACCTGAAACGGTTTCACCCGAAAGCATACGATGACTTCAAATCTGAATTGGCGGGATCGAAGAACCCGATGAACTCTGCGAACTTCTCCGACTTCAATTGGAAGAAGATGGAAGAAGAACAACGAGCCAAAGCCGAAGAAGAATTGAAAGAGAAACTGAAGTATGAGATGGAACAGACTCGATACTTCATCCCATTGACGGCAACACCAGATAGTGCGATTGAGCGTCATTATGTGGAGAAGGCCATTGCGTATTGCAAAACGAGAAGACTTCCGAAGCACATCTACGACAAGTTCTTTGTTGCGATTGATGGAAAATATCAGGATCGAATCGTAGTTCCGTTCTTCCGTAAATCGGGCAAGCCATCGTATTTTCAAGGTCGGTCGATTGATGGGCAAGAACCGAAGTACCTCAATCGGTATGGGAAGAAACAGTTTTACAATATCGAATTCGTGGACTGGTCAAGACCTGTCGTTGTGACGGAAGGCGCATTCGATTCGATGTTTTTTGATAATTCCTTCGCACTCAATGGGATTAGTTCTTCCAGTGAAGAATTCAAATCAATCGTGAAGGATCATGGAGAATCGTTGTATTTCCTATTGGACAATGATTCAGCGGGGGCTACCCAATCACATCAATTATTGACCAGTGGATTGAAAGTCTTTCTTTGGAGAAAATTCGTTGCCGATTATCCAGTTCTCAACGAGTACATGAACAACCTTCGCTCCGAAGGATTGAAGGTGAAACTGGATTGGAACGATGTTGTTAAACTGGTCGGTGTCAATCAATGGAATACCGATGATGTTGCGAAATACTTTTCACGGAACCCATTGGATGTTCCATACATAAGAGGCTATCGAAATGGCTAGAAACGAAAAAGAATCTTTCTTCCTTGCAAGACCTACAACCGACTTCCTAGTGGTCGGGATTGATCCGTCAATGAGTTCTTCAGCGGTCACGATCCATAAGTTTTCCAAAGATGGAATCCATGTTCAATCATGGTACTATTTCTTCCCACAGACGGAAGCGATGTACAAGATGTTCAAGGATGACCCCAATTTCACGGTAAGTCGGGCGGTGCTCGATGCTCCGACCAATCCAGAGTTGCGCTTCAAGCGTTTCTCGAACATTGCAAGAGACATTCGCAATTTCGTGTTCCACCCAGAAATCGGGCGCAATCTACCCATCTATATTTCAATCGAAGATTACGCTCTCCGTGCTATGGGTCGGGTTTATCCGATTGGTGAATATGGTGGCATTCTCCGTTTGGCTCTTCTCAATGTGTTCAATGAACACCCCGTATATATCCGAGAGACCGAACCATTGACGATCAAACTCTATGCGAAGGGTGGTGATGCGTCCAAGACCGATATGTACGAAGCATACGAAAAGATGCGTCGATCTGGAATTGAGACTGCGACCCTTGATCTGTCCAAGTTTATCGAAGAATACGAGAAGCGGAAGAAGACGGGTAAGAAGGTCAAGCCAGTGACCGAAACCTCCCCATTCTCCGATCTGGTAGATTCTTGGTGGATTGCTCGACTTCTTGAACAAGAGCTTGTTGCACGGTGGGGATTCGTTGCTATCCGTGATTTGCCAGAGCGGGTAATTCATATCCTCAATCGCACAACCAAGACATATCCCGTCAATGTGCTCAACCGTGAATTTCTCCGTATTGCGGAAGTATAATGCGTAAGCCACTTGTGATTGATGCGAACCACTATGCGATGTATTGCTACTTCGCATCCAGAAAGTTGTCCGAAGACAAATACAAAGAGAAGCAGAGGGAATGGAAGCGTCAATTACAGCGCATTGATCCCGAAACACAGAAAGAAGAATTCGCCAAAGCCGTAGCCAAGATTGACGATCCGTTGGTGTTGGATATGATCGTACTGGATGGGTTCAAGACCATGTGGCATAACAAGCTGATCGAGCTTGTTGTCCAGAACCGATATGATGGAGTCATATTTGGGATGGAAGGCGGTGATGGGTGGAGAAAGGGAATCTATCCAGAATACAAGGCCAACCGAAAGCCCAAGTTCAATCCAAAGACGAACAAGATGGAAAACAAGTTCGGGAGTCCCGAACAGGAAACCAGATTCTTTGATGCTTCAAACGAGTGCGTTGAGTCATTGACCAAGTTCGCACCGTCAATCAGGGTGTTGAAGGTACGAAGAGCCGAAGGTGATGATTGCATTGCCGAATTCGTGAAATGGGCTTCCAAGCACCGTCCATCCATGCTAGTGACCATCATGTCCCGTGATCGTGATTACCTTCAATTGTTCAAGTACGGGAATTGCCGTCTATACGATCCACAGGAAAGAGACTTCATTCCATGCAATGATCCAGAGTATGCCTTGCAGACCAAGATCATTTGTGGCGATACCTCCGACAATATCAAGAATGTCCGAAGGGGGTATGGCGAAGTCAAGGCAATGGAATACTACAACAAGGGCAAGATGGATGAGTTCCTGTCGGTTGGCGATGCCCGTCAAAAGTATGACTTGAACCGTCAATTGGTTGATTTCGGGTTCATCCCCAAGGAAATTTCCGATGAAATTATCAATCAGATTGACAAGATTTCAACAACTAACCACATTTTGAAGAATGTGAGAGACTTGCATAACTACTACATAACGAATGGGTTTTTCAGAACCACGGATACAAGGTTCCAATCTTGGTACGACATTCTGAAGAATCCCAACTTTGGGAACTTGACGGGACATTGATCTGATATGGCGATAGGCAACAACACACGGAAAGGGGTCTATAACCCCTTATTTCCAGACAAGTGTATCAATATCACTAAAGTCGGGAAACCGCCTGTATTCCGCTCCAAATGGGAAGCCACCCTATTCCGTGCTATGGACACCAATACCAATGTGGTCAAGTGGGGTTCCGAACTCCCCGAAACGATGGTGGAGTATATCAAGCCGACCGATATGCAGAAGCACCGCTACTTCCCAGACCTTTATGTGGAAGTCATTGACCGTGCGGGTAATATCGGTCGATGGGTTGTCGAGGTCAAGCCATTGGAAGAGTGTTCCCCTCCCGTCCCCCCAAAGAGAAAGACACGGGATGCCGTCAATCGGTTTGCCGTTGCTCAAGCAACATGGCTCACCAACGAAGCCAAATGGAAAGCCGCCCGACATCAATTTCACAAGATCGGTATTCGGTTCATGGTTGCTACCGAAGAGACCATCTACAAACGCCTTGCAAAGTAAGAAAGTCACCCAAACAAAAGGAACGCTATGCAGATTAGCAAAGAATACATTGAACTTCTGAAATCTCTCACATCGGTCAATCCAAGCGTGTTGATCGTTCGTGATGAGGTTAGCAACATGAATGTGGTTCGCCACATGAATGCGACCAAGGACATCTTCTACGAACTCATTGCCCCCGCTGAAACATTCGGGTTCAATGGTGCGTACATGGGTTTCTTCGCATTCCCCGAATTCCATGACCTCTTCAGCGCATTCGAGCACACCAGTATCGAACAGCATGGCGATGATCGCCTCAAGATCGTGGATGTCGATTCCAAGGACGCATTCACCTACAAGACCCATGACCGTCAATACATCAAGGGTACTTTCAAGGCAATCGACCCCACGGAACCCGAATTCGTGTTCACCATGACCGACAAGCTCCGTGCCAACATTCGCTCCAAGGCGGGTCTGATCTCTGCTGATCGTATCATCATCAAGTCCGTTGCCGATGAAGATGCGGTTCTCATCACCATGCTCAATTCCAAGTCTGGAAACGACTATTCCTTCAAGGTCGATCCGAACAAGGCCGAAACTGGTGAAGGTCATGTCGAAGGCGACAATGGCGAACGCACTGACTTGTCCCAGATGTTCCCCGCCTCCATCATTTCCAAGCTCCCCTCTGGTGACTACAAGGTGGAAGTCTCTTCCCAAGGTCTGCTTTCGTTCTTCCTCAAGACCGAAGGTATCAATCTGTCTATCCGTGCGACCGCAATTGACGAAGGCGTTTAACCAAGGAGTGTGCCGTGCAAGAAATTCGTGATGCCATTTGGTTTGAGAAGTATCGTTGTCCTTCAGTCGAAAGGATGATCTTGCCTTCGGCATACGCTTCGTTCTTCGGGCAGATTGTCCGTGGCGAACGAACTCTTCCCAACCTGTTCCTTTATTCGAGGAAGCCCGGTTCTGGAAAGACTACTATTGCCAAGGCTATCTGTTCCGACATTGATGCGGAAATGCTCTACATCAATGTGTCCCAAGATTCTGGTAAGGACACCCTCAATGAGCAGATTGACGGGTTTGCCATCACCAAGGCTATCGGAAACCGTCTGAAGGTTGTCTTGATGGATGAGGTGGACGGTGCAAGCCCTCAATTACAGAAGGCTCTCCGTGCCGCCATCGAGAAGTATGCGTCCAATTGCCGTTTCATCCTCACCGCAAACTACGAGCAAAAGGTCATCGAACCCCTCCGTTCCCGTTGCGAACAGTTTGACTTTTCTTTCACCAATCCAGAACACCGTGGAGAGATGGTTCCGAAATTGACCAAGTTCTTTACGAGGGTTCTTGTTCGTGAAGAAGTCGAGCATGACCCCGCAGTGGTGGGCGAATTCGTGGAGCGTATGTTCCCCGATACCAGAAGGGTTTACCAGACCCTTCAGCGATACCATGCGATGTATGGCAAGATTGACAAGACCATTCTCAAAGTGGAGTTCAATTATGCTCCATTGTGGGAGTGCATCATGGGCGGGAACTACAAGCAGTTCCGTATCTTGATGAATGAAATGTCAATCGACCCGACCACCCTGTACCGCCCCATGTTCGATGAGCTAGTACCTCAATTGAACGAAGGGGCAAGAGCACAAGCAATCATCATTCTGGATGATTACATGGATCGAGCCACCCGCTCACTGGATCAAGAAATTACTATCAGTGCTTGTGTGCTCAATCTCATTTCCGTCCACATGGAAAACAAGTAATTCCCTAGTCAAATAGGCGAACAACCACAACCAAAAACAAAGAGGTACATCATGTCCAAGTCCACCAACCCCCTCAATGGCTTCAAGACCGCTGAAGAGAAGAAGGCAGAGAAAGCCCTTCTCGCCAAGCAGAAGGCCGAAGCAAAGCAAGCCATCCAGACCAAGAAGGAAGCCATCAAGGTTGCCAAGACTGGTCTGAAGGATGCTGAAAAGGCCGTTGTCGCCCTTTCCAAGCCTTCCAAGGTCAAGCTCTCCAAGGATGATGCCAAGGCTCTCAAGACCAAGATTGCCGATGCCAAGGCCACCGTGAAGACCAAGGCGACCGCTCTGAAGGCTCTGGAAAAGGAACTCGCAGTCCTGACCAAGCCCGTCAAGAAGGTTGCTCCCAAGGCCAAGAAAGCCACCTTTGGAGCCAAGGCTTAACATGGAGCATTTGGACGAACTCGAAAGGCTTGTCCAATCTGCGAAAAAGGAAGGCGAAGCGTTCTTCAACAAGGGGAACGCTTCAGCGGGAACCCGTCTTCGGAAATTGATGCAGTCAATCAGGAAGACATCCCAGACCATCCGTTCACAGGTACAGGACAAGAAGAAGTCGGAAAAGGAAATCAAAGGGTTATAGACTATGCGCTATGCAGTAGGTGTTGCCAATCTTTACGAAAGCAGAATTCAGGTTTTTGTGGTGGAAGCACCTACTCCCCTTTTGGCGTGTAAGGGGGTTATGTTCGATCTTGTGGGAAATGAGATTGACACCGACCACCTAACCGTCATCCCCGATATGGAAGAATTGACAGACCTAGCCGTTGAGTTCGATCTGTCAATTTCTTCCCCTGTTCCCGTGCATGAATCGACCGAATTGCGGTTGCCAGACCCACGGCTCATCTTTGACGATGATGCCCCGACCGATGACATCCTGACCGATTGACGGAAAATTGATAACAG